CCTGGAAGCAGAATAAAAGGTGTAGGTGAAGTCAAAAAGCCTAAACGTAAGCGGAAGGTGGTGAAAGATGATTGATTTTAGAGATGAAAAGACAAATGAAATTGTAGCTAACTATAGAAATGGAAGAACTTGTAGTAATTGTGTAGAGAATAACAATAATGAGTGCCAAGCATTTAATATTGACCTGCCTGATAGATTTACGTGTTTAGATTTCAAGGGGGTAAAAGATGGCAACTGATGTAGAAAGACTACTCAAACGGGTAGACGCAGCCAAGTCCAAGAAAGCATTATGGGAACACCATATCAGAGAGTGTTATCGCTATGCAATGCCACAACGCAACACCATAGACAGTTGGAGCAAAGGACAAAAGAAGAGAGAGTGGCAATTTGATTCAACAGCAGAGGACGCGCTTGAAGATTTTGCAACACGTATGGAGTCAGAGCTAGTACCACCTAACTTGCATTGGATGAAGCTAGAAGCAGGAACAGATGTACCTGACAAAGAGAAAGAGGCTGTTAATACATACTTAGAAGATACAACCAAGACACTGTTTAACCACATCAAGTCTAGTAACTTCTCATCACAAATACATGAAGCGTTCCTTGATCTTGGTATTTCAACCGGCGCTATTATTATCGAGGCAGGTGATGGGATTCAATCATCACTTAACTTTAGATGTGTTTCATTATCTGAATTGATATTAGAACAATCTAGCCGTGGGATAGTTGAAACAGTATTCAGAGAGTTTAAGATACCTGTGGCAGACGTACCAAAGATATGGAAGAAGGCCACATTAACAGAACAGCTCAACGAGATGATACAGAACAAACCATCAACTGAAGTAGAGATGATAGAGGGTGTATATGAAGATAAGGGTAAACTCTACAGTATCGTTATGTATAGAGCAGAGAAAGCACTACTTATAGATGAAGAGATAGAGTCTAACCCGTGGGTAGTGTTTAGAGAGTCTACTATCCCGGGTGAAACAATGGGTAGAGGTAGAGTTATGAGAGCTTTACCTGATATTAAGACACTTAACAAGATGGTAGAAGATCACTTGAGAGCAGCAGCGTTCTCAGCTAACCCAATTTACACAGCAACAGATGATGGAGTTATTAACCCTTACTCGATAAGATTAGAACCGGGGGCAGTAATGCCTGTAGGGTCAAACTCTAACGACAATCCAACACTCAGACCATTACCTATAGCAGGTGACTACAATGTATTACAGTACGACATAGCTTCACTACAAGACAATATCAGACGTATTATGATTAGTAAGCCGTTTGGTAATGTGGAAGAAACACCTGTAAGAACAGCTACAGAGATGTCTATTCGTAATGCAGAGATGGCTAAGACCTCACTGGGTGCATCAGGACGTATACAAAACGAACTACTAGAAAGAACAGTAGCAAGATGTGTCTATGTACTGAAGCAAGCAGGTAAGATAGCAGACTTTAGAGTAGACGGTAAAGAAGTAGCGATCAAGTTTACATCACCATCAAGCAGAAGCCAAGATGAAAACCAATTAGCTGCAATAGGTAGATTCATGGAAACTATGGCCGTACTACCTCCGGAGTTGGTTAACGAGGTAATTGCGGTTGAGAAATTCCCTGGAGAGATACTTGATATCTTAGGGCTACCTGCTAAACTAAAAAGAACAGATGAAGAGATAATGGCTAGACAACAACAGCAACAAGCACAGCAACAAGCACAAGCAGAGATGCTAGCACGAGCAGAAGCAGAGAAGGGTGAAAAATGACAGAAGCACAACTAAAGCGTAAAGCCAAAGAGATACACACTATCTATACGGGTACATTTGGAACAGAGCTTGGGCAAAAGTGTTTAGACCATCTAACTAAGACATTCATAGACAGACCTATTTACATTCAAGGAAATTCAATAGAGCAGACTGCTTATAGACAAGGGCAAGCAGACCTAGTTAAGCAAATACTAAAAGAGATAAAAGGACAATAATATGGCATTACCAGATCAGGAACTACAGACAATACTTAACTCAGGTGGAATTAATACAATATACCTAGGCGGTACTGCAAGCACAGACAAGGCAGTAAAGAATAGTGAGCTAGCATCAGTAGATACAAGGGTATCAGCTATCGAGGCAAGTCACTCTGTACTGCTTGACGCTGCAAGCACGGCATCATCTCAACAGCCAACAGGGCTAGACACACCTCTGCAAGTTGAGTTCGGCCCACTACAAACCACTACAGACATTGATATTTCTGCAGCAGGAGCAATAACATTCAAGACGGCAGGTAAGTATATTATCTCTCCATTCTTTCAGTATGGTAGGACAGGGGCAACAGGAACAAGTGTGCTATTAAACAGATACTTAGTCAACGGTGTCCAAAGTGGGAATACTTTATCAGCCAAGATAGATAATGCCAGTATCTTAGTACCATGGTCTAGTTCTATTCAATTCACGGCATCTGCAAATGATGTATTAACTATAGAGATAATGAGAGACAGCGCAGGGAATGATAGTGGTGGTCTATTTGCAATTACCCCAACAGTAGGAACTTGGAACATAGCACCATCAGCAGCAATACAAATATACAAAGCAGTATAGGTTGTTAGTTCCCTCTTTGAGGGGATTATAGAGCTTATGCTCAAATTTAAAATAAGGATACCTACACATGAGTGAAGAAACAACAGCACCAGAAGTAGCCCAAGAAGCAGCAGCGCCAACGGCAACAACAGAAACAACAACCGACACATTAGTAGAAGGTTCAGACACAGAGGTAACATATGCCGGAGGTAAGTATAAATCAGTCAGCGATTTAGAAAAGGGATATAATGAACTACAATCAACATTCAGCAAGAAACTCGGAGCGTTCAAGGGCGCACCAGAAGATGGTTATACATTGGCTGAAGGAGTTGAGTCATCCCCCAGGCTAGAAGCACTGCAAGAATGGGGCAAAGAGAATCAACTCAGTAACGATGCCCTAAACGATATCATCAAAATGGATATGGAGACAACCGCCAAAGCACAGGAAGCATATGTAAATGAGCAAAAAGAAGCACTTGGTAAAGATGCAGATGTTCGCTTAAATAACATATCTGATTGGGCTAAGGCACAAGTAGGTGAAGATAACATGGACGCTTTTAATGCTATGATTACATCAGCTAAAGGAGTTGAGATCATTGAAGCATTTATGAAAGCTACACAAGGCACAGCACCAACTACAGAGCCTACTAAGCCTACATACACCAAAGACGATATAAGCGCTATGAGATTCGCTATCGACAAGAATAGTGGACAACGCAAGATGTCAGTAGACCCTGAATACAGAAAGAAAGTAGAAGCTATCGAAGCAGAGTTTTATCAGAGGGGGGCTTAAAGCCCCTCCCATTTAATGCAGTAGAAATCTTTTTTAACTCTCATATACTGACCACCCAATTCCCCACATGATGGCTGTTTATTCTCGATAAGACCACATTCTCTAGTATCAAGCATAAAATATCCACAAGTATCACACGTCATAGAATAAGCCTCATCAAACAAATACATATGCTCTAATATAATCCCTGCCTCTGTATAGTCTTTAATCTTTTGTATTAGTTCTAGCATTTTACCAACCTATAATCACCAAGCGAAACAACCTCATACTGTAGTCCATCTTCTTTTGCATTCTTTATACATAGCTTCGCCTCATCGTATGTTTTAACCATCCCCCGAAATTGACCATAAAAGCCACTATATATAAGGAATGCCTCATTATCCATCATGCAATTCTCGTATTCGTGTATTCTGCAATCATGCTCAGAATTAAATACTTTGCCATCTCTTGCTATGTATATTTCTTTTTTTTCCATAATAATCCTTTTTCTCTTATTATACTAAAACACTGTACAAATGTAAAATAAAATTCATTTATTAAAGTTGGCTTATTAATCAGTTTTATTTATGATATAATAACAGTAGAATTACTAAAAACTACAGACACCTCATTCGAGCCTGATATGTTTTGAGTGTTCAAACGCATTTGTGTTTGCAGCCCTTGAAATTAGTCAAGGACACCCAATAACCAAAGCAAAAAACATTTTAGACATATAAGGAGAAAAACTATGTCAAATCAATTAAGCACAGTAGCAGTTGAGCAGTTTGACACCGAAGTCAAGCACGCTTATCAAGGCATGAAAACACTCAGAGAGTGTGTAACGGTTAGAAATGGTGTCGTAGGAGATAAATACGACTTTAGAACAATGGGTAAAGGTTTGGCAACACAAAGAACAGGTAGCTCGGCAGACGTTGTACCTATGAACATCGCACACGGACTTAAACAAGCGGTATTAACAGACTATGAAGCACCTGAGTATACAGATGTATTCGATCAAGCAACAGTAAACTTTGATGAGATTGTAGAACTTGCATCAACTATTGCAGGTGCAATGGGTAGACGTGACGACCAAGCAATCATTGACGCACTGGCAACTACTACAACTACAGCAGTAGGTGACGGTACAAAAGCACTAGACTTGGCAGCAATCACAGCAGCAGCTAAAGAGTTGAACAAAGTTGAAGCACCAATGGAAGACAGATACTTTATCACTAGTGAAAAAGGTCTTAATGACTTACTAACTGATACAACTATCACGTCAGCGGATTACAACTCTGTTAGACTTCTTATGAGTGGTGAGATCGATACGTTCATGGGCTTCAAATGGAAAATCATTGGTTCCGGTAGAGCTGAGGGTGGACTTCCGGTAGTAACAACTGTTGCAACTTCTTTCGCATTCCACAAGAGAGCATTAGGACACGCAGTAGGTATAGACATGAAAACTAAAGTTGATTATGTTGCACAGAAAGCATCTTGGTTATCAATCGGTATGTGGAAAGCTGGAGCAGTAGCAATCGACGTCGAGGGAATCATCCCTGTAGAATCACTAGCGTAAGGAGTGAGTAATGGCATTTAGTAAGAAAAACTTTTCGGGTAACGTAGGTGCAGGGTCAGGGGCTATTAAGCTCTTTACCTTTCAAGACACAGCATCTACAAAGGCACAGATCGCAGCAGCAGATTACTTCCTAGACATCTATGATGTACTTGCAGTAAATGACTGTATTGTAGCAGGTGGTTCAGATGGAACTGTAGTACTTGCAGTAACAGCTAGCTCTAGCACAACTGTAACAACAGAAGAAGCTACATTAGCATAAGCTTAAAGAGTCTCCTTCGGGAGGTTCTATTAAGCATATAAGGAGCTACTATGGCAGGAACTACCTCATCAATCTCACTAGCCTCAAATGGGCTTCTCCTACTAGGACACGAACCAATATCAAACTTTGAAGATGGAACATCAGGTGCTACTATCGCTGCTAACCTCTATGAAACAGCATATCTAAGCGTACTAACCAATCATAGATGGAGATTCGCTACCAAACAGGCTAGACTAGCAAGATTAACAGAAGCACCACTTAGAGATTGGACGTATCAGTTCCAATTACCTGCTGATTTACTTTACTTAGCGAAGGTAGATACAGAGCGTTATGAGATATACGAAGATAAACTTTACGCTAATTCATCAGATATTTATATAGAATACACCTATAGAGTAGATGAAGATAAACTACCTGGGTACTTCGCAAAGATGTTTGAGTTCTTTTTGGCTGCACAGTTCGCAGTATCACTAACCGGTGACATGGATAAGGCTCAACTATTCGGCAGATTCTACGAGCAAGAGCTTAGACGTGCCAAGTTTGCAGATTCAACACAAAGACCAAACGAAAGCTTCACGGACTCACCATATACACAAGTAAGGTATTAAAATGGGGATTACGACTGTACAATCCAACCTAACGGGGGGAGAACTAGCACCAACTCTTCATGCCCGTGTTGACATTGAGAAGTATAATACATCAGTAGCAGATGCAGAGAATGTTATTATCGTACCACAAGGTGGCATGAGACGTAGACCTGGGTTAGCTAAAATAGATGATGGTGCAATAGGTGAAGATGCTAGACTGTTACCGTTTGTGTTTAATAAAACTCAACAATACTTGTTGGTATTCAGAGCAGGGAACATAGACATACTCAAAGACGGCACTAAATTAGCTACAGTTGACTCATCATTGGTTTACCCTACAATGGCTATAGTAAATGAATTAGACATCATACAGAGTGCAGACACGGTTATTATAACAACTGAAACAGTCGCACCACACAGACTAGTAAGAGGCGCTACAGAATCAATATGGACGCTAGAAGCACTAGACCTCAATATACCCAAAGAGAACTTTACGGACTACTATATCAACTATGAGAATGACGGCAACACACAGTCAGTTGATTTGGAGATAGGCTATATCGTATGGAA